ATTATAATTTTGTAGGCTTCTTTGCCCGGTTGATCTTTAGTCTGTTCTAAATAACCTTCTTCTAATAGTTTATTTAGAGATGCATCGATCACTTCTGGTGAAAAGTCTTTGAAGTGATATTGGACTACAGCATGTTTGGTAAAACTATCCTTATAACGATCTGGATTACGATAGGCCAGATTGATATAGAAATGTAAGATGTCAAAAGGATCTGGATAACTTTCCAGATCCTTTTCAATCCCTAGGATAAATTTAATTGGGAGACGATCTTCGTTAATCGTTAGCAACATCTTCTAAGATCTCATCAATGTTTATATCTTCGATCTCTTCCATATTGTAGTTGAAGATCGGTTGAATGTGTGCATCGATTCTCTTTAGAACCTCAGTCGTGAATACCTTATCAGTGAAGAAGTCTTTGTTATCGACTGCTTCGTCAAGGTGTTCACAAACCCAAGTGCGTGCAGTTTTCTTTAAGATCTTCTCACCGGTCTTAGGATCGATAGTTCCTCGATCGACACCGCAAATATCCCATGATACGTAGTTTTCAAGACCAACGTAACGGTTCATGCCTTTAGAGAAGTGCAAGTGAAACTTGATCTTTGAAGGTTTAGCGAAACGGTTCTTGTTAGGTGACGCAGTAACGATAATACCTGCTTTCTGATCTCCTTCTTTCAATTGTGCCTTGTTCAAGAATAAAACGATTGACGCTGCATATTCAGGACCTGTACCTCCACCTGCAATTTGAGTTGGGATAAAGGATTGTGATTGATATGTGTGGTTGGTGAACAAGAAAGGAATCTTTAGATCTGCCATCGGAGTCATGATAATTCTAAAGATTGACTTTAGAACCTTTGAACGTGTCATATCCGACTTATCAGACCCCGATGCAGCATCGTCAATTTCCTTTGCGGTTGCAAGGTTACCGGCAGAATCAAGAATAATTAGGATCTTAGGCAATTCTGCGCCTGATGCTTTTGCATCTTGCATTTTCTTGGTGATGCGGGTGACTGAAGTACGGAAATCTTGAACCGTATTAACGGGTTGATAGTTAACTTTGTTTGTATCAATGCCAAACTTCTTCATTTGATCTCGATCCACCGCAGCTTCAGAATCATAATAGATGATACTGTAGCCCATGTCAATTGCCCTCTTCACCGTGTTCAACATCAAATATGTCTTACCCGTTCCTGAAGGACCAGCAACCGAACATGCTCTATTATTTGGCCATCCGCCAAACACAGACCCTGAGATACATGCGTTCAGGTTATAGTTGCCGGTGTCGATCCACTCTGTAACTTCACTAAAAGAAGAGTGTTCCATGATAGAACCTAACGGATTGATGTCCTTCAACTCTGCGTTAAGATCTTCAAATGTGAATTCAGTTAATTTCTTCGCCATTGTTTTCTAGGGTTTGTTGTTCTTTTTCTCGAAGAGCTTGAAGCTCTGTTAATAGTTTACCTGTCTCGATTTCAATCTTTGACATGTTATCCTGTAGACGATTCAACTCACGGTAAATGAAATCATATCGTTCAACAAAGAATATTTCGTTTTGTGATAGACCTTCAAGGTCTCTTGGTCTGAGTGCCATATTTTTAGTAAGCTGGACTGTTTTGCTGGATGTAATCCCATACTAGTTTGCGAACAGATGCTCCAAATTCCATGTCGTTTGGATTTTCAGTGTGAAGTTCAACTAATTGGGTCATGAGTTTATTATCTTCCATGATTAGTGTATTTTAATTTATACTACGTGAATGTGTTTTGTTTAGAACAAAGAAGTTGAGTAAATTAGATTACGATTAATGGACTGTAATCCAACTGACGTTAACAATCGATTCAAGGGATCAATGATTGATTTTTCAAACTGTGTTTCGTAATCAACCTGTGGCGCAAATTCATAAGGATGATCTCCTGGAAGGTATGCAAATACGTCTGAAATTCCACCTGGATCAATTGCGTGATAGATCTTCAACTTCTCACCATTACCAATCAGTCGATACTTTGATTTGAATTTTTGGTTGTTGTTCAACAAGAAGTTGTAATATCCTGCAGCCTTTACGTTGGGCGGACACTTTAGACCAAACTGAAATTCAATATGATCATCAACAATATATCTTTCAATGTTATTTGTTCTCTTATTGAACGCAATTTCATCGAGCTTGGCCATCTTGAACTGCTTCTTGGCTTCGCTTAAGAATGATGTAAGTTTTTGAAGGGTGTCTGCTGTAGGGCCAGCCTCTTCATTAAACATAATCTTAAGGGCCTCTGTTAATTTAGCCCTAGCAAACGTAGGAGTAGAGGATTGAATGGTATCAAATCCAATGGTCTTTACTTTACTCAGTGGCTTATGGCGTTCAGTCGTAGGAATCTTATCATCCCACGCAATATCCTGAATGTACTTTTTCTTACTCATCCAAATGCCAGAGTAGGCCACTGTTTCTAGCTCAAAAACTAAGAAGTTATCGGTGTTGGCTGCTACTGCATACTTTTCCATTGCTTTAACAATATACTCTTTAATTCTAAAATTGTATACTGCTAGGATGAATGTATCAATGGTCATCGGTTCTCCTGTCCATTCACATGTTTTATACATCTCATCGAACTGTACGTAGCACGAATCAGTATCAATGTAAATTACAGATGGGCGGTGGCATTGTCCTTTAACTGTTACGCCGATGTGTTCGTGTAACTTAGTGTCTTTATGCCAAAAATCATGAAAGTACTTATTTAATACTTGTTCAGAATACAGGATAGCGTTTTGACCCTGTAAGGTAATTGATTCGGCAATATCTAGATTAAAGAAGTGAAACCACTTATTACCAAATGCACCGTAAACTGAGTTTAGCGTTACCTTAACCGCTTGCTCATAAGCCGTAAACTTGGCGGACTCTTTTTGATAATAGTCCACCAAGCTTTGTAGCTCGTCTTTTCCTAGTCGATCTAGGGAAGTATTCTTTAGTTCTTCTAAAGTCATTATTCAGCCGTTTGACAAGTAGCAATCGTCAACAATGTGTTAGAGTCATTAGACTTCATAACAACCTTATTTGCTGATACGTAAACTGCGTACTCTTCACGGTCTAGAAGATTCAAATACTTTTTGTAAAGGGTTGCAGAAGCTGATTGACCATTGTACTCTGAACCTGCTTGATAGTTATAAGTCTTACCTTTAACTCGAACACCTTCGCCATTCGCTTTAATTTCAAACGTTTCATCTTTATCAAGATTAAACAGTGACTTGATTTTACCAAGTGTGAAAGTGTCAAGCGTAAAATCAAATGCCGACCCTTCACGTGAAAAGATGCCTTCAATTTGAGAATCTGTAAGATCTTTGAAACCAAGAGAAGGTTCAGAACAAACTAGTGTGATTTCAAGTTCATTATTGAAAATCTTCATTGTAGATGATACATAGTCTTCTTCGTTCTCGATCAATTCGATCTCTGCTGAGATTTGATCTGAACCAAACATCTTAATTGCTTCAAGAACTTTGTTAGCGTCAAAGAAAGCAACTTTGATTTCCTTACCTTCAGGAAGATCACCATCGACAGTGAACAACTCTGAAATTGGCTGTGAATGCATTTTAACTGCATCACGTTGTGGTAGATAAACCGCAGATTGAATGTTACCGTTACGCAACTTGAAGTACAGGAATGAATCGATTGACTTCAGGCGATTAACGAACTCTACGAATTGGTTCTGATCTACGCGATTGATTTGAATTTTCATGCTTAATTATTTTCGTTTAGTTATTGTATAGTAAAATTGGTAATTTGTTTCACATAAAAAAACCCGCTCAAAGCGGGTTCTTAAATAATGCTATCCATCACAACTTAAGCAGTCAATCATTGCTCGTTGAGCAATATCTCCTCTTAGCACTGATTCTGTTCGCATGTAGTATAATGTCTTAACGCCTTGCTTATATGCCTCTAGGTGAACTTGATTGATGTACTTGGGTTCAGCCTCGTTAGGGAAGGCAAGGTTAAGTGAAACCGCTTGGTCAATGTATTGTTGACGAATACCAGCTTGACGAACTAATTCCATTTGATTGATTTCCTTAAAGGTCAAAAATACATCTTTGAATGGAACCCACTTGTCTTTTTCAATTTCAGAAAGTTTATCATATTCCTTTTGATTGATGTATGTGAATTTCTCACCTTCTTTGGCGTACCACTTGTCAAGAGATTCTACTCCTTGAACCGATCCACCATCTATCAAAATTTGATCCCAAACTTCTTTAGAGTTTAGTTTGATCATGTTCAGTGCCGTGTCAAGGGTTGGGTTCTTGCGAATGAATGTACCTTTTGCAGTTTGCTCGGTGAAAACGTTGGCAGCCCATGGCTCAATACCCGCTGATACGTTTCCTGACAGTTTTGAATTTGAAACTGTTGGGGCAATGGCACGAAGGTGTGTATTTCTCATACCTGTTCCAACACACCACAGTGGCTCGCCATACACTTTTGCCATGTCTCGTGAAGCTCGTTCCGATTCAATCTTAATTTGAGAGAAGATCTTACGTGTTTCAAATTGTGCGCCCATTGCGTCAAATGCAATACCTCTTTCTTGTAGGTACGTATGCCATCCAAGAACTCCAAGACCCAGTGCTCGACCTTTTTCAGCTGAACGAACAGAGTTCTCGAAGCCACGCATGTATTTTGCACGTGTGATAAACTCTTCTAGGACGCCGTCTAGGAACCATGTTGCAGTGTAAACCAGATCAGTGTCCTTCCACTCGTCGTATTTTGCAAGGTTGATTGAAGACAAACAACAAACGAATGAGTGGTTCTCGTCAGTATGAAGAGTAATCTCAGAACAAATGTTGGTCATAAAAACCTTTAACTGATTGTTCTTGTAAGCATCTGGATTTTGACGGTTAACGTTACCTTTAAACATGATGTAAGGCTCGCCGGTCGTTCTACGCTTACGAAGAACTGCAGCCCATCGTTTACGGGCTTCCTTGTCTCCTTGTTCAAGCTTCATCATAAATGAATCTGAGACAACAACACATTGGTGCATATTTAGAGATTGACGATTAACGTCTCCTTTGGGTTCTCTAATTTCTAGCCACTCCCAAAAGTCACCGTGCTCGATATCGATATTAACTGATGCTGCACCTCGACGAACTGAACCCTGATTTGTCGCTAGAATCGATGAATCGTAGATCTTAATAAAAGGAACTACGCCATCTGACGTACCGTTCTGTGAAATGTTCGAACCTGCAGGACGAATCATATTAACTCCAATTCCAACTCCGCCACCGTGTTTTGCAAGTAGCATCATTTCAAGATTCTTGTTACCAATCTCTTGAATTGAATCGCCTACATCAATACCAAAACATGAAATTGGTAGACCTCTTTCGGTTCCAGTGTTTGAGAAAACTGGAGTTGCTAGGTTCAACCAACCCTTCCACATGTAATCAAAGAATTTACTAGCCAAATCAGGCTTACGTAATCTCTTTGCTACAGTGGTAGCAACTCTCCAATATGCATCCTTTGGTGTTTCACCTTCTAAAAGATAACCTTTAGATACTGTTTTAACGTAAACTTCAGTGTTGGCCCATATTGGAAAGTCAACTCCAACTTCCCATCCTAAAAATTCACCATGATTAATTTCTTCCATTCTATAATTCTTATGTACTTTATACCGCTAGATTCAAATCTGTTTAAGAAAACAAATCGTCTTCATCCCAGTTTTCATCTTCACCAGCCTTTGAGTAATCCGTAGGGCGTACTGCGAAGAAGTCTGTATGCGTATGCCCGCCTGTTAAGTGATAGAACCAATCAAGTTCTGCGGCTGCTGATTCATCAAACTTAAAGATAGATTCATAACCAATTTCATTGAGCTTTTCATTGGCTCTTTTCTTGATGAACTCTTTTAAGTCTGATGCATTTAGATTTTCTAGATCGCCAGCTTCAAAAATCTTATCGATGTAATTCATTTCCATTTCGACCATAAGATGTGCAGCTTCTTCAACCTGTGATTGTACTGCATTTCTTAGGTCTGGATACTCTTCACACATTTGACGGAACAATTGACATCCCATTTTTGAGTGAAGAGATTCATCTCTAACTGACCATTTCATTTGCTGACCAATACCCTTTAAAAGGTTTCTCATTTGAAACGAGTATAGAACCGCAAATGAAGAATATAGAGCTACTCCTTCGGCAAAGGCTGAAAAAATAGCCAATGAACGAGCAACGTCTTTTCGAGCTTCCGCTGACCTAGCCAAATCTTCATGGGTGTAATCCGCTGTAGTACCCATCAAGAACTCAAAACGTGCAGCTGTTGAAGGCTCATGTAAGAATGCCTTAAAATCCTCAAGGCCTAATGTTTCGTTTAGATATGAATACGCTGTTGCATGGATGGTTTCTTGCGAACCAAACATCATTGCCATTTGCTTAATTTCATGTTTAGGGAACCAATTGGTTACCATGCCGGTCCAATAATCAGAAACTGCACATTCAGTCTGTGCAAACCCCAATAAAATGTTACCGACCAAATTCTTTTCAGATGCTGAAAGATTTTCATTCCAATCTTTCACGTCGCCTTGCATCGAAATCTCCGTATGAAGCCAAAAGGCCTGTGCTTGTTTTAGCCATCCCTCTGTGTAATAAATTGGATATTCAAAGGGCTTAAATTCTATTCTTTCTTTAAATAATTGAGATTTTGACATTTTTTAAAAAACGTATTTTTTTTACTATTGCTATTAGACGACAAAGGGTCCTTAATTCATTAGAACTGATGGACCCGGGGTGTAACTTTACGATACATTGTATATATCATGGCTGTTACGAGGGGCTCTAAATATAATAACTGATTAAAATCCTTTTAGTACCTTTTTAGCTTCTTCAGCTTTAGTGAAATACTCGTAAGATTTTGCCTTATATTCTTTACGCTGTGTGTAAAGATCTGAAAGAATTTGCTTCAATATTGAATCTTTCTTATCGTACACAACTCCGTTAACACAGACGATTTCATCTTCATTCTTTCGTCTTTCAGGAATCTCAGACTTTGGAATGATTTCTTTATATGAGTCAGGTGAGATGTTAAACTGTCGCATGATTGAGGGGTACAGTGAAGCAAAGTCAAATGCAGATACACCTTGATAGAAACCAACAACCGGTTCTTTAACATAAGCACCAGCATATTGGCCATCCTTTGAACCTTCATCTCTTTGTTCTGATCCAATTCTCTTATTAAGGGCTGACATCTTACGTGCAATCAGAGCTTCCGTTACAGCAACTGGTGATGCAGCTTTATAGAGAGGCATCTTGGTGATTGAAGCCAGGGTCAATAGAACTTCCATTGACTTAAGCTGTTGATCTATATAATAGACTAGACATGAGTCAACTACGTTATAGAATACGTATTTTGTAAAGTCATTCTCGTAAAGGTCCTGTAAGGATCCATTATACTTGATCTTATTTGTCTTCAGTACTTGACCAGATACATAATCCAAAGCATTAGATTCTTTTACCTTGACCGTGCGATCGTACTTATCATACAATTGCATGTAATCTAAGATGCCGATGTGCAGCGGTCTAGAATCATTCTTATCAAGTGATTGAGTCATTGAGGCTTCTTTGATGTCAATCTGGAGACGCTTACATCGGTTAACGATATATTGCCAGTCATAGTTGATAAAGTTCCAGCCCGTCATCATCGGAAACTTAGGTAAGAACCGATAAATGAATGTTGCCACCATGTCATGTTCATTCTTAAACTGACGGTATTCAAAGGTCCAATCCTGATCGAATTGTTTGAAGTATTCATTAGTGTCAGCTTCGATTTTCTTAACTTTTTCAAGAGAAAGTTCTTCTAATCCAAGAACAATGGCCTTACGTTCTGGCGTAATGATTGAGAATGTTAGGATTCGTGATTTGGCTTCTTCAGCTTTAGGGAAACCATCTACGATCTCGGTTTCAATATCGACAAAGTATGTACGAGGAAGATTGTATGCAAAGATTTCTTCTTTGTCTCGTTCGGGTAAATTGTCTAAGTAATAGATCAAAGAGAACTTATTGAACTGGCGAGCAGGACCCAACTTGATAGGACGACCGTCCCAGTTTGTCAAGGTCTCATGTTTATAACGATCCATTGGATCGGTGATGTACCAGTTCTTAAATTGCTCAACAGGGTAGCGCTTGAAATTAACCTTGCCTTCCTTGTCGTAATATGAAATAATGACTTCTTTGTCTCTTTGTTCTACGTCTAATAACATTAGTATCCTCGGTTTTGACGATCGTGATTCTCTGCGTTCTTGGCCATGTAAAGGTTGACTACATCTTTTGAAGTCATACCGATTGAAATTGCGAAATTCATGAAGAAGTGCAAGCCATCAACCCACTCATAGTAGAGTTCCAATCGATCTGCTTCACTAAGATCTTCAACTTTCATGTCAACTGCCTTAGCGTTATCCTTCTTCCAGTACTTCCATGCAGCTGAACCAATTCCATCGTTAACACCTCCTAGTGAATCGAACATTTCGTTTAGTTCATCACTTAGAGCGTGCTTGTTGACCATCCAAAAGTCTGCAATCTGCTTAAGGGTCCAACCTGTGAAGTCAAATCCAAGGCGAGCTTGTAATTCTTTTTGCTTGTTGTAGATTAGACCAAAGGTGTCTTCAACGCCTGTGTAGAAATCTTCTACGTTAAGGTCTGAGCATTTATTATCTGTGTTTGCCATATATCTTGTACTTAGAAAAGTGAATTTGTTTGTAAAGTAATTGGCTTTTCTGTTTGTCTTTTATTAACACTTGCGATAGCATTGAACAAATCAGTGTTAACAACTTCAGGTGCATTGTGCAATTTAGCTAGACGGAATGAATTCTGTCTGAATTCATCTCGACGCTTGTGATCAGCTGCCAATTCTAGAATCTGAGGAATTGAAGCTTCAACGTTATTCTTATCAACGAAGATTGCAAAATCTTTTAGTTGACTGAAAGGAACCCCTTCAGTACGGTGAATAACGTGATCTCCCCAGTGTTTATCAAACAAAGGAATGGTACCTGCTGCAATTACCTCGCACATTGCATACTCAATCATTGAGCCGTAAAGGCGTTCGGGTAGGTTAAAGAATTCTGCACCAAACATTGAGTTTGACAACTCACCCATACCTTCAGCTAGATTATAAGGACCGTAAATGTAGACCTTATCAGTGAGTTGAGGATATGTGACTGGATTCTTCGTGTCATGGACTTCAAATACATCTTGACGTGGAGTGCGATCATCGTTCAAGAACATTGGTAGGGCACCAATAGAACGTTCAACGCCTCGAGCTTCAGTTACCACGTCTTCATTTTTCAAAAGGTTCATCAAATCAAACATTCTGAATGGATCCTTAAATCCAGCGAAACGACCAAAGTAAGTGATTCTTCGAGTCTGCTTTTCAGCTGATTTCCAAACAGGCTTCCAAGCATCGTAATCGTAAGGATTGAGATTCATCTCAATCAATGGAGTGTTTGGAGCGTGCTCACGCATTTTGTTTGCGAAGTTAGATGTCAACGAGTAATTGAACATTGCATCCATTTGACTCATGATCTCCCAATAGCGATGGTTCTTATTAAGATTCGCCATGTTGTGGTCAAGGCAGTTACCAACCTTTACTGGTTTGGTTAGACCATATACACAATGTTCGATAAAGTCTTCGTTAAATTCATCACCTACTGATTTGTGAGGGAATGAAGTGTAATAGACCACATCACATTCGTTCAATTCTTTAGCGACCTTAGGAATGTCTTTGCGCTTAAAGTTAGTTGCAATAATGTCAGTTGACTTGTGACGAGGCCACATCTTTTCTGTTGCTGCGTAAATGGTTGCTTCGTGACCTTCTTTAATCAACCAGTTGTAAAATTCAATGGTGTGGCGAGTCAATCCACATCCTTCTACTCCTTTAGCTAGTACTAATGCTATCTTCATTTTAAGAAACGTTTAGTTATTTTATACACGAAGTGGGATTTGTTTAATCCCACCAGTATCTTATGTTATGTTCAATCATTCTCCACAGGATGTCATGGGCTCGTTTGGTTTTATATGCAGTTATTTTCATCTGCTCTGACCAAATTTGCATGATCTCTTCGTTGTGTTGATCATCAACTGCCTTTTCCCATCTAATGTCAAGAGAATACATGCCAGTTGCTTTGTTTTCAATAAACTCAAACTTTTGCTCGCCGTATATCTTTTCCATCATGACTGCCATTTCGTCATTATACTTTTCATCATATACAATGTCCATTAGTTTGATGACAGTTCTAATTCTAGAAGCTTGATGAAGAGAATCACGACGATAAGATTTAGAAGATTCAAAGAACTTGGCCTGACGTTCAAGTTGGTGCTTGAATAATTCTACTGAGTAACGGAAATCAAAGTCATAACCCTTCCAAATCATGGGTAGAAAGTCGATGACACGTTGTATTCTTCTAAAAATATCTTTAATCATTTTCATATTTTATTTCAAGATTTCCAGCTATTTGATACGCTTCGGCCAGTTTGTCGTTAGCCTCGTCAATTAGCGTTTGAATGTCTTTATTCAACTTAGCAACTGGATGCTGAGTCAAATTGTTTTCAATCACCATCATAATGACGCTCAATCGATCTGTCATTTCATGATAGTGAAACTCATCAAGTTTAGGCATTCTAGCCATTACATTGCAGGGCCTACAGGTGATGTACGAGGCTTTGGAGTGGTATTGATTTTGATCAATACTTCAAACACGTCTTCTCCGCACTCGAATTTGACATACTCTCTTGAGTTTTCAACCACACTTGTAATCAATGGGCTTGTATATGCAGCTGAGTTTTTTACCTGTGCTTTTTTCAAGTTTGCTAGATCTAATGAATTAATATCTGCAACCTCGAGTTCGAGCGCCATTGCATAATTTAGGGCTGGATTGGTTTCAATTCTCTTACCAACTTTGTCTTTAGCCGTGTAAGAAATCCAGTTTAATTTGTCTGCGGTCATAAATTCTTGACCGTTCTTTTTGATTGTGAAGTTAGCTTCCATGTCCTTTGATATGTGATAGTTTTTCGACCATTGAATTTATTCTTCGTTTATACGCTTCAGCCTTTTCAGTGTAACCGTTTTCGATGGCTCGATTGTAGCGCTTTTGAAGTTGGTGTAGTTTGTGACCTAACCTTTTAGATTCAAAATGTTCGATAATTCTTTTCATTACTCCGTTTTTAAGTCGTCTAATTTAACATAGACTGGTTCATTTCCATGGTTTTCAAATACCACATCAACGAATATAACGTTATAAAACTCGTAGAAATCCTTGATGGATCCACGTCCAAATTTTGGATGGTGGACTTGGGTTCCTTTACTCAGTAATTGGGTACTCATTCTTCTCGTTGATGTAGTTTTCTAAACCTTGAATATAACCAACCGCATCTAAGAGATTATCGCGCTTGTGATTGTAGCTTTCACGTGAAAACTTAAGAGCGATTAGAGCCATGTACATTTCACGACCGGTAACATTTAAACCTGTCATGCCGTTGAAGACCATCGCTGCACGATCCATGCCTTCAGAGAAGGGGCCATACATGCGATCTTTTTCTTCTGAACGATTATTAATAAGCTCGTGAGCTTCTAGTGCAATTGATTTGTTTTCCATATAGATTATACGTAATTAAAGGTGTTTAGTTTCATTGACCCACTCGGGTTTTCCATTGGCGAGACCCATGATCTTGATGTGCTTGCCGCCTGCAATTCTCTTGGTCTTTTCAATTGCCTCTCTGTGAGTTCGAGCCCACACGCAACAAACGAAATCTTGTCTTTTACTCCACGCTGATTGCATTTCACGCTCATCTTCGTAGTGTAAGTAATAGACCACAGTTGCTTTGGGTTCGTTTTGCTCTCGTTCAATCTTTTCAACCTCTTGACGAGCCCAATCGATGTACCAGTTCAAAACGTGATCTTCCGGATCAACTGAATAATCATACAGCTGGAAGATCTTCCATGAATCGAGGGCGTACTTACCAACTCCTGTTAAATCTCCCAACCGATCCACAGGGATGGTGACAGGATCTTTGAAAGTGTCTGTTAATTCGAGCCACTCGCGGCTAAATTGTTTCCATTGTTTAGCTCGTCGATTATAGAATCCAAGAGATCGAATGATTTCAATGATCTCTTCATCTGATGCAAACATCAATTCCTCAGGCGTTGGAAATCGATCAAAGAAGTTATACCGTACTTTTTCTACCTGTTTGTAGTTGGTTTGATTCAACATCATACAGACGATCATCATCTGCCATGGGTTGTCTCTAAGTTGTTCTTGGCGGGTGTTCCAGGGTGATGTCTCAAGCCTGATTCTCAGCATCGTCTTCCTTTTTAAGATCTTCTAACTTCTTTTTCTCGGCTTCAACTTTATTTTCTAAGTCTTCAACTGTTGTTCCATTAAAAAGGGTTAGAATGACTGAATAGATTACCAATGGCCAAACCAAAATCATGTATAGTCTTTCAGCCGTAGTGTATCGATTCTTTTCGTAGGTTTCTTCATCAACTACATTGCGAATGTTGTAATGCATTAGATCCATCAATAGTGAAAAGAAGATGCCTAGGCCAAGGTAGATTTGTGCGTATGTTAGAATACTCATAGAATAGAGATAAGAAGAGCGGCACTAGGCCGCTCTTCAATTAGAATTAGTTGAGCAATTCTCCAACTTGGGTTCCAAAACCGGAGAAGGGAGATCGAACCTGATTGCCAAGGTTCCAATCTTTACCAAGAATGTTACCGGCTTGAACCATCAAGCGAGTACCATCATGTGCTTGTACACCTTCAACGATGTCTTGACCGTGAGTTGCAAAGTGAGTGACTCCGTTAACGATAGACCAGATAGATTGGTCAGTTGTTGCGTTAGCAAGTTCTTTAGAGTTCAACTCGCTAGTTGAAACTCCAGCACGAGAGTAAGCTAATTCATTTTGTGCCAAAGGAATCCAGTTGTCTGCACGATCACCTGCACCTGCATCTTTAATCAACTTGTGAGCCCATTGCATTTCCTTCAAAGAAGCTGCAGTGTTCTTGGCCTTCTTAACCAATGAGTCAAACTCAGTTGGCATGAATTGGCGCTTAGCAAGATCACGAAGGTACTCGTTGAACTTTTCCATTGAATCAGCTGTCAATGAAGTCAAGTTGTAAGTGTCAGCTGCCATTGAGGTGGTCAAGCCATTAGTACACCACATACGATTTACGTAAGGAGATACTTGAAAACCCGTGATAGGTGAGTTCTTAAGAGTGATACCCGCTTGGAACACTTCTGTTTCATCACCAGGAACAGCCCATGAAGCATTAGGATTGAATGCATTGATGGTAATGATACCAGTTCCAGGATCAGTTGTCCAGTTTACTACTCCAAACTTACCGCGATCGATGATCTCTTCTGCATTCTCAATGAACTGAGAGTTTGAGATCAACTCGTTAGAATGTTTGGTAAAGTTGACAATCAACTTAGAAACTGGATTCAAAACCAAAGTGATTTGGCTTAAGTTACCGCGGTTAGAAGCCATAGCGTTCTTAACCGTGTTGATGAATTGAGCTTTAGCTTCAGCATTGAACAGTCGTTCAAAGCGATCAGCAAATTGCTTGCTCATTCCAATGATTTTCATCAAGGACTTGAAAGCACCATTAGTGATTCCAATGCGGTGACCTTGATACTCGATCGTCTTTTCGTCGATCAATTTGATGTCTCGAACTGGCACAGTCTTACGAAGAGCTTGTGCATTCAGTGATTCCTCTTTCCGCGTGAGGATTGCGTCGTTAGATAGTGTTGCTACCATGGTTTTAATTTATTTTAGGTTTAGATTATATTTATTTACTTGATTTTGTTTCAAAAGACATTGTGAGAGACGCGATACCGACCATTCCAAGAAGGGCGGCGGTAAAGAGTTCGTTAATGGGGTCAGCGAAGTGAATGAATTCCTGAACGGAACCTTTCATTAAGCCAGCTACGATCAGAAAACTGAGAGCTGAAACGGCGAGAGATTTGAGATTTACTTTCATAGTGTCTATTACCAATTGTTATAAGTAAATATAACCAATAAATCTGACCCGAAAAAACTTTTTGTGAAAAAAGTGCAACTTTTTTTCGAATAGATAGCTCATAAACCCAAATAACACACTTATGTAGAAATGGCAAAAGCAAGTGCATCAGTAATGTCTCTTGACAAACCTAAAAGAAAGAGACCGGGCGTTCACGCTAAAAAGAAGAACTCTGTTCACAAGACGGGTAAAAACTACAAGAAGAAGAACAGAGGCCAAGGTGGTCGTCGCTAAGCCCTAAAAAAGCCTGATCTCTCAGGCTTATTCTAGTGTGTTAAGTTAATTACTTAACGGTGCTTTGATTTGCTCATGACATTGATATTCGAACAATCGAATATGGTCATGTGTCAAATCCTCTATTTTGCCAGAGATTGGCATGTCAACTGTGACGTATGGTAAGTCAAATGGCTCACGTCTAATTTGCTGACTTGCCTGTGAAAGGTGATTGAGATACAAATGAGTATCTCCCAAACTTCCAATCAATTCATCTGGGATCATGTTAACGGCCTTACCAAGGATGGTAAGTAGAAGTCCGTACGACGCGATATTAAATGGTAGACCCAAGAACGTGTCAACTGAGCGTTGATTCCACATCAATGAAATCTTACGGCGAGGAAAATCTCTTTCATCAAGATCTTCATGTTCTAGGTTAACTGCATAATAATCATTGTGCCCGATTGATTCAGCCCAGCGCGATCTACGCTCTTTAATACTCATTTCGGTGGTGTAAACTTGAAACCCATAGTGACACGGTGGAAGAACCATATTAGGCAACTGCTCAACGTTCCATGCATTAACCATCAATCTGCGAGAATCTGGATTAGTCTTCAAGTCGTCAATCAACTGTTGGATCTGATCTATGCCTGGTTTTCTTTTGGTTTGAGTGCCTAAAATGTAATTGGTTTCATATTGACTGCCCCATTCACGCCACTGATTACCATAGATTGGTCCTAACTCACCGTTTATTTCAGCAAATTGTTCATTGGTTTTGATAAGTTCAATGAACTCATCCATAGACATTTGATTATTAGTCCTACTTTTGTATGCTTTATATGCATCACCGTTCCAAATGTTGCACCCATTTTCAACGAGGAACTTGATGTTAGTATCTCCCCGAAGGAACCATAGCAGTTCAGTCACCATTGTTTTCCACGCCATCTTTTTAGTGGTCAACAATGGAAATCCAGTTCGCATGTCGTGGCGAACCTGCCTTCCAAACAAGCTCTTTGTTCCAGTGCCGGTTCTGTCTTCTTTGATCTTACCGTTTTGAACGATATCGCTCAACAGTTTTTGATAGTCTAAATCTAACCAATTTGTCATCATTTTACCCAATCTTGAAATGCTAGTTCGTACGATTCAACTCTTTCGATTCCTTCTTCCATGAATTTTTTAGCGGTTTCAATCACCTCTAGACGAAGGCCGTATGCATCAGCCTCCATTAGAATTTCTTCAATTTGATTTTCAGCACCCATTAACTTAAAAGTTTTTTTGCGGTTGAAAGTTCAGCCATCAACGTATACATGTGCCATTCATGGTCATAGTTTTCGTCTTCTTTAACAAAAGATAATTCCATGTCAATATATTGTTGCATCACGGACTCTGCAACCGCCAATTGAGTCATGTTTTCACATGACCGAATAGTGTTCAGGGCCTTTAAAAAATAGAGTTGTTGATTGACTGCCATGTAATTTATATCGCAGTCGTGAGGAAAGTTTCAGATTAATTGTTAGCAATGCCAATAATTTGACGAACCTTGCTAAGCATATTTCCTTTTTCGATCATTTCTTGATCTGGAATGGGAACTGAGCCCTTTTCATAATCTCCACCGCCAACAGATTCTTCTTCTGGTTGATCAGGTGAAAATGCCTTTAATTGTTTTTCAACAATGAATTCCTCCATTGTCATTAAGAGTTTACGTCTCTTTTTCTTTTTCTTACGATACTCTTCCTTAGCATCGCCTTGGCCGGCAGGTACATCTCCTGAACCATCGGAGCCGGCATCGGGTAAAACAGGGTCTCCCATCCCACCCAACATACCTGGACCAAGATTCGATAAAGACGCTCCACCCAACGTGCTGAACATCGTATCTTCCTTAACCTCTGGAAGACCTTCATGGCTTGTTTCTGCAAAATCTTTAAGTTGTTTAAGTGTCATACTGTCTACTAGATCTGACACCTTATTTCTGTAAGTCGCGTCAACGTCTGAAAGTTGCATATCGCCCTTCTTGACGGCGTATGCAACTCCCATTAAACGTTGTTGTGATTTACTAGTGCTTGGCATTTTAATAGCTCTATATTGTTTAGAGATTAGACTCTAACGCCAGCAACTTTTGCCAATTCTCTTAACTTAGCTTGAGCTTGTTGAAATTTAGAAAATACTTCGTCGTATGTCTTTTTACGAGCTGCAACTTCATCGCAACCCTTTTTAAGATCTTTACAAGTCTCTTTTACACCTTGTAATGCTGATCCTGCTTTCATAAAAGCTTTTCTTGATGATTTATATTCACCTTTAGCAAAAGAATATAGCGCTAACATATCCGATGACATTTTATCCTCTAACTTATCGCATTTAGCAATCACCTTTTCTGCAACTGCATCTGCTTTCGTCTCCTCTGCTTCGTCTCTCTCTTTCAAAGATTTCATCAAATTTTTCTTATCTGATGGAACGTGTTGCAACATTGCAGACCATTTAGAAGATTGATAACTCAATTCTCCAATAATTTGAATTGTTTTTGCAACAACTGGTCTAACTTTCTCTTGATCTTTGTCTTTATCACCACCTTTAAGCTTTTCTAATTCAGCTTCTAGATCTAGTTTGTTACCGTCTAGATCATTTAGGCGAAGTTCAGCCTCATCTTCATCAAAGTCGCCATTGTCCATAGCGTCTTGAACATCTTCCATTTCTTTTTCGATGTCCTGCAATTCTGCTTGAATCTCTTTAATTCTCTTCTCGTTAGAAGCTTCGAAGATGAATTGTTCAAATAGTTTTACGTGTTTCATTATTTATAGATATGTTTAATCTTTAGTTGGTTTAATGATTACCAAGCGTAATCCATGTCATTTACTTTTTTAACCTTGTCTTTAATGCTCTTAGCGTAGGTAGAAGCTTCTCTTGTGTAGTATTTACTACCTTCAGGATTTTTAGCATCGTTAGTGTATCTAACATAACTTTGATACATGTCAAGTATATTAGAAATAACGTTAGCGGCATCTCTCATAGAGATTTCGCGACCTTTCTTGTCGGTGCCAATGATCATTGACTCGTATCTACCCGCAGTCTTATTCTTAAGAGCGCTTTGAATATGTCCAGTTACAGTTTCAATTGCCTTTTCAACCATACCGTCAATATCATCGCTGGCTGCTCTAGTTGCAAGAATCATTTTGTATCTGTTCATGTTCTCCTGTTTGAATTCCTTATCTGTCATGAATGCTGTTGCGCCTGCTTTAGCAGCTGATCTGCTAGCTTTTTGATCTGCAGCGCTTGGAAGAATAGATGGATCAAACATTAGAACTCTATCTGAAACCTCAGAAATTCTCTTGATGTTTGATAGACCTGAAGCACCATAACCAGAATGTTGCTTGTCAATGCCTATAGATGAAGCTTCTTTACCGTATTTACCGGCATTCTTTAGTTTTGGTTCGTAAGGAGCTGATCTATTCCATCCTCTAGTGTAATCCATTGCAAACATTTCATTTTTACCATTTGCAATGGCCAAAAGAGTGTTACCTGGAATAGTACCGTAACCGGTGTATTTAGATTGACTGTGATCAGCGTATGGGTTTCCTTTCTCATTATCGGAGATATAGAAAAAGATAGCGTTAGGGTGAGCTTTGGTCTTATAAGCCTCAGCTGGGTGTAGTTCAACCACTTGATCGTCAGTAATTTCATCTAGCTTAACCTTAGTGAAATTATAAACTGCTTTCATTATGTCCTTCCTAGCCGAAGATAGGCCAAGAATAGAAGCCAACTTTGAAGACTTGAATGCTTCGTTAACCTCTAATGACTCATTAACAAAGCTTTCGAATGTTGTGTGAATCTTATTCATTTTCGTTTACTGTTTTAATTTTAGATAGGATTCTCTGGCCGTACTTCGACAGTGAGATACCATCTTCTGAAACGTTGAAGTAGTGACGATTTGATTTCGCCCATCTTCTAGAAGCAGTAGAGAATTCCTTAATGATTGTTTCAAATTCTTCAGTCGTTACTTTACCGTCTGCAATTGCTTCGATGATCTTGTCTCTGACTGGACCAAACTTAGATACTGTGATCTGTGGATAGTTGTCAGTGTAACGTCTTTTTAGAGTGATTTTACCTTCGGTGATTTGTTCACCTTCTAGGATTACGATAGATGTAAGGCCACCCTTTGTGAATGAATCAACGTCCATTTTGAACTCGTGACCCATGATTTCGCTAAACATCTTAATCATGCCATAACCTTCAAGGGAAGATGGAGACATGTACGATGACATGTTCATTTGGAAACCACCTTTAACTTTAGAGATTCTTTTCAGAGCTTTATCAAAGCCAACCTCACTGAACACTTGTTGCATCGCATATCTGATGTCTTCCATGTTGTAACCTTTAGCTTCGTCAATTTCGCCTTCAATCTCAACTTCGTTTTCTAGAGATTCTGGTACGCCCATTGCAAATTTGCTTAGATCTGGTTCGTAGTCCATACCAAAGCCGTATCTTACGTAATTAGCGCCTTGAGTATCAACGAAAACACATTGACCGTAGTAGTCCTTAAGTTCACCTTGTTCGTGATTCAACCAAAGAATAAAGATCGTTTCAGTAGGTGTGTTTGCAAAATTAGCATAGATTCCTTTTGGTGCCATTTTACCCCAAACATCCTTAGATGTATAAACTGGAATGTGGGTTAGGTCTAGTTCTTTTTGCTGTGCGTCTTTCAGCTGAACAGCGTTTGAACCAAAAAGATCAGATGTGTAAGCTGGCTTTCTCTCAATGTTTCTACCACCATAAGTTTTGAACAGGGTATAAGCCTGATCTTCGTTGTAGAATTCATTTAAGAATGTTCCAAATGACTCAAATACTCTCATTTTTAAGTGTTGTCTTTTTTAATATCTTATTTTATATATTACGCATCTTCTCTTACTCTTAGTAGGGCTCCTGACATACCAAAGATGGCTTCTTTACCAGCTCCGTATTGTGATGCAATATCGGTTCCTTGAACCTTCTTCAACCCTGAAGTAATGTTCATTGCCTCTTTTCTAAAGACAACGAATTTCATTTTAGCGTATTTCTTTTCAACATTTGCAAGACCATCATTGATGTCTTTAACTAGCGATTCAACGCCTGCTCTAACATATTCGTTCTTTGCAAGCATTCTGTATAGTGCTTCTTCGTTTGAAACGTCAGCCATATTAACTTGCTTAATGATCTTAAATTTACCTGCTTTAATATCTGCTTCCTTTGCGGGTTCGATAATAAAAGACATGTTTGGATTACCGGGTGAAGTTGATTTCACCTCAATGATATCGTATCCTGTAGACCTATTCGCTAATTGCTCTTTTGCAATCTTAATGAAATCAATCACAGAGCTAATAAGTTCTTTTGATACTTCACCTCTAGAAAAATCAGAAGCTGCTGATTTACCTTCACCTCTTGAATTTACGGTCGCAGCTGCATTGAAGATTTCAGGGTGCATATCTTTTAGACCTGGAATTGCAACAATCTCTTCTGTGATTTCGGCAACGTGTCTCATTTTTCTCAACCATACGAATTGAGAAGCTGCACCTGCATTACCCAATCTGAATGGAGAATGAGAGTCAGCGTATGACTTAACTTCGTATTGTCCTTTTTCATTGTGTGTTACGTCAAAGGATTCTCCGCCGCCTGAGATTCTAACACCATCAACCACCCAAGCCAACCACAATTCACCAGGACCAATACCCTTTGATTGCGTATTGAATAGACCATTTGAGAACGAAGATGAATTAACTTCTTTAAGATAGTTAGGCTGTAGGGCCTCAAGGCTCGAATACTTTCCAAGTCCTTCAACGAAGATTGCAAGATCCTTACCTGACAGGGAATTAAGTGTCTTAATCATGTCGGCAAAAGGTGAACCTCCTGTCCTTTGTAGGTTTTGAAGGTACTTATCAAATTGTGCCTTCTTAGAAGAAACCGCTTTAGTAAGAGCAGGGTTCTTAATTCCGTATGCTGTGTATTCTTCAGTCTCGTTGATCAGCTGAAGTTCTCTTGCAAAATTAGATCTAATTAAATTACTCATTGCTAAACTTGTTGATGAACTGTTCAAAGGTCATCAATTCTTCATTTACTTTTGACTCCGCAGCTGTCATAGCTTTTAAAAGCTCAGACTGTAGAACTGGGTACATTCCGTGAAGTGACTTTGGTGTCATTCTTTGAAACTCTGTCTTATTATCGGACATCATTGCGTTTCTAACCGCAGTTGCTGAGATGTCATCATCTGTTCTGTGAATTTCATGCATACCAAACTCAGGTAGAACGTTCAATTGTTCTCTGTACGTTTCTTTGTATGCCTGTGAAGAGTAAGCTGCCATTCTATCTGTACCTGTACCCCATAAGACTGGTTCGTACTTAGGTCTTAACTCATTGAATAGGGCGTCAATTGCAGCGAATGGAACAACAATAATATCTTTTAGGAACTTGTATTCCCTTTGAACTGCCTTAAACATTTTCATTTGCATTGCCTCGTCATAAGGTCTTTTGAATGCATCTTCCTTTTTAGCCGTCTTTGACTTAACTAGGAATACTACAACTGGTAGGCCGTTCTGATCATGTAGAGACTGAAGAACTTTAGCGTGACCTAGAGTAAAAGGTTGGAATCTGCCAACAAACATATTTACTTTTTGTTTACCATGTTCTAGGGTCTTAACCTTTAGGGCTTCATTAACTTCTCCTTCTGGAGCATCTTCCTGAATTGAAGACCACTTCTTAAATGATGTAAAGTCCATTACGTCGTTCTCTTCTAATTTTGCGTCAATCTGCTCGTAAATCTTATCGATGATCTCGTTTAGCTGTGCAACCATGTCCTCGGTTAGAATATCACTTGCCTTCTCTCTTTTATTTCTAAAAGAAGATAAAACAATTTTGAAAAGCTCAGATAGGATTGGGTTGTTGACGTATTTTAAGGTTTGTTCGTTTTTCAAAAACGCGGTGTTTAGATTAAAGGCTTCATTCTTTGCGAAATCAGCTGTCTCAAACTTAACACCAATATATTTTGCGGCATTAGCCTTAATGTAATCGTTAAATGATTCAGACATGATTTCTATAAATCTTCTGTCTTTCTTTTCTTCAACTAGTTTGTATTGTGAAAAATCATGGTTTGTGAAGTATTCAATAACGTCTACCATTGTGATTTGATAAACATCAGAAGACTTTCTTTCTGTTTCTTCATTCTTTCTTCTATAATCTTCTAGCTTGAAAGACTTCATTGATTTGCCATCAACAAACGAAACAACTAAACCATCAATTTCTTCATTAACTGATTCATTCAGCGCAGTTCTAGACATGCCTGAATTAAAAATGTTATAGATGTCTCTGGTGAATGAACGATTTTCGTATACTTTTTCAAATTCATTATCGTTCATTTCTAGAATTTTGATCAATTGCTCCTTCTGGAACATCGTCAGCATGCCTTCGAAGATCACAGGTGGCTTTTGAACATCAAGTTTCTTTGCCCACTTGTTTAGGACCTCAGTGTCTCTAATCACCTTAGAAACCCTGCCTGATTCGTTAAGAACCTGGATATGCGTTAGAATTAAATTATTCTTAGGAAGAAGAGCGTACTTAAAATTTGGAGTTTCATTTTCAATCAGATAATCAAAACCAAACTTCCAATCCTTCGGCATGTCGCTCTTCATTTCATCACCTAAACCTTGAAAGTGACGAATAGCATTTTCATAAAATCTAACGATAGTACGATCTACAATATCCATAGCTCTTTCAGAACCTGATTTGTAGTACTTGTTGGTTAGATCATCTCTTCTGACGTGAAATGATGAAGCAGCGATCTTCTCAACAGCGTGAACCTTTTGGGTTAACATTGCCATGAAGTTTTCGCGATTCGTATCGTTGAAGTGATCTCTAAGTTTAGGTAGTGCCATTTTTATCTTCCGTATTTAATAATACCCATTAGCTGGTTGATTGCAGCAAAGGTGCCAGTTAGCTTATATATTTTACCCTTATACTTGAACACTAGACCTTCAGAAGGAATGATTGAATCAATTCCACCAATTCTTGAAAGTCTGTCAAGTTCAGCTTCAACCTTTTGAATTTGCTTAACGTCTCCGCCTTTCTTAATCTTACCCGCCTCTGTTCTAATCTGATTGTGAAGTCTTTGCATTTCCTGATCAGGTGAAGCAGCCAAGAAGTTTGAAGCATTCTTTAGAACCTCAGAACCAAACTCTAGGAAAAGATCTTCAAATGGTCTAATGTTTTCTTTGTATTTCTTACCAGCATCCATCTTATCGTATTGCTTGATCTTATCCATACCTGCAGCGTCAACGAGTTTGGCCATGGCTCTAAAGTCCATGCCTTGTTTGTTGTTATAGGCCCATCTCTGAAGAAGACCTTCTTTTACGTCTTGTGTAAGGTTAGGGAATGAAGCATCGATCTCTTCTCTCCACCACATTTCATGATAACGTGAAACCTCGTCTGAATCAGAAAGCTTGTAACGATTCTTAAGGTCTTCAATCTTCTTCATGAAATAAGGTAGCTTGGCAGAAAAGTCTTGGTGCTTTCTCAGAACAAGAACCTGTGGAGGAATGATCGTGAATGTTTTACCAATGTGAGCATTAACGTCTTGTAGAATCTTTGTAAGCTCTTTAGCTGCTCCAGGACCAGACTCACCAGTAATGTTTCCGTTACCGTCAGTGTATTTAATTCCGTGGAACTGAATTACATCTTTATCGTAATTGATGACATTAGAGTTACCCGAAAAGATTAACTCCATATTCATGAAGTTCTTACCGCCGTCAAAGTATTTTTCTTGTGAATCTGACTTCAATTTGCCTAGGGCTGAAGCTAAATCATTAGCTGCCATAGTAAATGTCTTACGAACTCCCTCTGAAGGGTGATCAGCAAACATTGAAGTAACTCCACTAAGGTCCAATGGGTTTTTCAACTGACCTGCATTTCTTGCAAACATTGTAACGCCATCTTTAACTGTTGCAAAGATGTTTTGACCATCTGTTTTTTCAGTTGGATCTTCTTCGAAGTTCAATTCTCCCTTTAGACCTGCTTCAATCATGGCTTTAAAGTCGCCAAACGTTAGATCTTTGTCATCAAACGGATGTGACATGTGACCAGCAGCACCACCCTCTAAAACGAGGTCAGAGCCGGCCAAGCTTTGACCTGCTCTTTCAACGATGAATTGGTTATAAGTTAATAATTTCATTAGATTTTATCTTGAAATACTATTTTACCGGTAGCATCTTCAAGTGTGAAATGATAACCGGACGTTGGGTAACGCTTTTTAAGAGTTGTCCAGTTCGCTGGAACGGCGTCGGGAATGTTAATTACTTCCTGATGAATGACTGCTCCAACCTGGGCGCCTTTAGCGTGAACTACTAGTGTCACTGGGAAGGCAGCATCTTTCAATGATTTCTTAATCTTTGAGAAAGATACTTCTTCATTAACAAATGCTTCGTACAATTTTACGCGTTTCATAGTGACCATGGGTGATTTTTAGCAACAAACTTTTTACCGTGAATAAGGCCTAGAACATCTCTGTCCTTTTCACTGTGTTGTAATTTGAATGTATCGTGATCATATTTCCAATGAGCCTCTTTAGAACCTTTACGAAAACCGTATGTCATATCCTGCTTCTTGTCATAAGATACCATGTTATCAGGGTGAAGCTCCTTGTATGATTCAACAAATTTGTTGTACTCATAAGGAGTCATCTGATTATAGGTCATGAAAATACCTTCAGAGATGAACTGTTCATATAGTTTAACGTGTTTCATAGGGCTAATATAACCAAAAAAACCGACCCGGAAAAATCCGGGTCAGATTATTTTTATCCTTTAGCGATCTTTGCAAGCTCTTTAGCAACGTTCTTTGCTTCAGCGCCTTTTAGACCACCTTCTGTTTGAACAAGATTGAATAGCTCGTCTTCTGACATTGATTGAAGTTCAGACTCAGAGTGCTTACCTTTCTTTAGATCAACTAGAGACACATAAAGTTCCATTGCCTTTTGCTCGTCCTTAGCTGCCTCTTCGACCTTGTAAGTCTTACCATCGAATTCAAACTCTTCTTCGCCAGCTTCTTTAGCCTTTCTTACTGCGTCACCGAAAGCATTGCCTTCTTCAACTTCATCAGACTCGCGAACTGGAACAATACCTAGTTTGCTAGATGCTTTGCCAAGGTTGTTTTCAACTGCTTCAACGTTTTTAATGATATTCTGAATGGCCTTTCTCCAAGCTGCGTCGGTTGTTTCTTCAGCTAGATCATTTAGCTTTGCGTATAGATCTTCAATTAGACCGCCGACTTCGTCGTAAATATCTACTTCAGCTTCATATACTTTTGATTCTTTAATGTATTCTGCTAAGTCTTCGTCACACCATCCATAATCACAATCTGCTAATACAGTTTCAAGGTCTTTTCTCTTACCTTGCATTAAGATAACTGGGTGACCACCTGCTGGACCGTCCATTTGCTTGTTAATAATTTTAACATTATTCTTCTTTAAGAATTTTAAGAAGTCTTTATTGTCTGGATCCATTGCGTCCATTTCAACTTCTGCTTCGAATAATTGCTCATTCTCTTCATTGACTACTGCTTCAAAAGCTGGAACAAGATCTCTATCTCCATAAAGGTCGATCATGTACCACTTGCCGTCTCTTTCGTCATAAAGGTATGCATATTCTGCACCATTAGCGTCAGCGTCGTTGATATACTTCTTCAAATTCTTAACTGAACCCTTAAGAGGTGTCATAGAGTTTTTATCGTTATAGAACTTAATCTTATTGATGTCAGCCTCTAGACCTGAATTATCTCCCTTTGTGATAACTGCATCAACATCAGAACCAGATTTGTAACCTTTCTTAATAACTGGCAACATGTGTTCTGGGTAAGAATCGTAGTGAGTGTATACTGATGCAATCTCGCCTGACTTATAAATCTTACCGAATTGGCCTCTTGTACCTTCTTCAATGATTTGCTCTAGAGAGTTTAGGTTAACTGACTCGTTAAGATTGAATTTTGTGATAGCGTTAAGAAGCTTATCAGCCGCGTCATTTTCACCAATTTCTTTTAGGTAATCTACTGTGCCGTTAGCGATTGCATAACCGTCCCACTTAGCAGCGTTAGCGATGTCTGAATAAACTTGACCTTGGCCCTTTGCTCTCGATGCAGAACCGATTGCCTTTGACGTAACGATTTCTTGGTGAAAGTTAGCATCTTCCATTGCATCAGCGTAAACCCTAGCGATTGCATTTAGTTCTTTAACGCCTGACTTTTTCCAAGCATTGACTACTGAACTACGCTCTCTTTTGCCTTCGTTAACTTCTTCGGTTTCCTTTGCTTCCTCTGTCTCAGATTCTTTCAAAGTGATTGGGTATTTCTTACCGTTCCATTCGAACTCTTTTTTACCCTCTCTTTTTGCCTTTGAAGCAGCGAAAATGAAAGCTCTACCTTCAGCAATTCCAGCCTCTTCTTCGTTTAGATCGAATAGTTCGGCGGTGAAAGCCTCTAACTGATCTTCTGTAAGTTCAGAAGCTCTAGTTACGTTATATTTCTTCAGAAGCCCATTAAATGAAGCGGCCGCTTCACCTCTTGAAACTTCTTTTTGTTGGTTCTCGGCCTCTTCTCTAAGCTGTGTTTTTAGCGTAGAAAATGACTTGAAATTTTGAATACGTTCCATTTGCAAATGATTATGTATTTTTGTAGTATGTTATCTTAAGACTATATATCACCCTCAAAGGTTACCCTTTTAATTTCATATCTAAACTTTTCTTGTCTATAGATCTTTTGGCGGGCAATACCGTGTTTATATAGGTAGTTGTGATGGCCTTCGTATGTAATATCGTCAACGAAGTCAATGATATTTACAGCATCCTTTGATTCATGTTGTCTAAGGCCACGACCAATTGACTGTCTAATAATGATCTCGGATTTGAAAGACTCGGTGAAAAAGATGTTGTGAATCTTTTTAATTGAGATACCTGTCGAGAACGTTCCATAAGACGCGACGATGATAATGTCATCACCTTGTTCCATCTTCTTTTTATATTCTTCTCTAATATCCTTATCAGTTCCTCCATCAACATAGTAGACTGCCTTGTTACTTCTTCTACGAAGTTCTTCGTATAGTCTTTTACCGTGTTCAATTCTATGGAATAGCACAAGTGAGTTGTTTGGAATCTTAGCGATTACTTTACTAATAAAGTTTAATCTTCCAGGTGATTGTATAATGTAGTTTTGTTCAAGCTGAAATACGTCTTTATTTTCGTATCTGTTTGTTGACAATTCCATAAACGCCTTACGTGCTGTTTCTGGTGCGTAATTCATTTCAATTACTTTCACATTACACTTTGCAATATGACCTTCATCTTGTAAAAAAGCGGCCTTAACCTCAGTGATAAGAGGTCCAGTATGTGACATTAAGGTTAAACGATCTAGTGTGTTATCCTTTGGAATAGTACCTGATAAACCAAACCTATAGGTCGCGTTTTCACACTTCTGTAGAATGGTTTTGATTGAGGCTGATTTGGCCTTGTGCGTTTCATCGACAATCACACAATCAAACTGTTCAAAGAAGTCTTTTCCCTTTTTAACTAGCGATTGATATGTTCCTATAACAATGTTTCTAGAGTCTTTAATCTTTTGACCAGCATAAACTTGCTGAATCATCATTTGAATTCTATTCTCGTAATTGTATTCTCCAAAGTCCTCAGTTGCTTGAACAACCAGGGATACGTTAGGTACGATAAACAAAATCTTTTTTGCCTTTTGTTTCTCTAGCATATATGCAACTGCCATGAAAGAAATCATTGTCTTACCGGCTGATGTAGCAAGCTCAGATAGAGAGCGTCTGAATTTTAGAATGTTAAATGCGGCTTCTATTTGATAGTCCCTTGGAGTCATTTCTGATCTTTCAAAAAACTCAAGAGACCATTCTTCGAATCCTTCTGATGTTATGTCTCTGTCAAACAGCCGAGTAATGCCATTGATCTTAAGCTCATAGTTGTAGCTCTTACAGATCTTCATCACTTCTTGCCATAAACCGGAAGGAATCCACTTATCGTCTTTTACATACGAGATGTAACCGTCCCAAACACCCCTTTTAACTAGGGGGTTGAAACGCCAACCCTCGATTCGACGAGTCATCGATATGTTCAACTGCTCAAGTTCAAGATCAGTTGCCTGATCAATTCTTAAGAACTGAGCGTTGTCAGTTAAAGTTAGCTCCACTCATTGGTTGAGCATTTTTATTCTCGCAATTACAGACCGTTCAACTGTAATTTATTGCGAACGGCCCAACTCATATTGTCTAGAGTCTTAACCGATTCACGCATGAAATCCATCTGTGTTTCTAATAGGGATAGAATCATGCTCTCATCTGACATATCGGCTTTTAAGAACGATTCCCTTTGTTTGTCAGTGAGTTTATAATCATATTCGTAATACTTGATGAAAGACTCTTTATAAGTCTTTGACAGTTTACGTTCCTGTTCCTTGATCTTGATGTTCAGTTGTGCTATCTGTTCAATGATGATTTGGCGATAAGATGGAATTGTCACCATTGCATCATTTAAGTCATCAACATTCTTAAAGGCCTTTGCAAGCTCTCTAATCTTTGAAGTCCATTCTGATCGCTGATTTCCAAGGTACTGATCAACTTGTACTATTTTGTTTTTCTCTACTTGCATTGGTTACATTTAAAAAAGTTGACCTTTGTTGTTTTTCAACGGGGTCCATGGATTTGCAGTTAACTTCTTTTTCATCTTTGGCGTGCTAAATTCTAATCCTACCTCGCTAAATGAAATATCGATTTGATCGAAATCAATCAACGCTTTCATGTTTTTGCGACCATCGTGGTCTTCGTGAAACTGGTCAAGTTCCTTTTCCATCCAATCAAAACTAATCATACGTACAAGGCATCTAAACGTGAATCTGTAAAATACTGATTGATTTTGCTTAGAGGTGAGGTGTTCTTAATTTCAAAACACTTCTTAACCAGATCGTTTAAATCCTTTATACTATCTGAATATATATTCATTTTCGTATCGTCTAGGAATTTAGACCACATGAAAACCTGTTTACCCTTCTTTAGTTTCTCTAACATCTTCTTTTTACCCGTTTCGTCATTATCAAACATGTAACGGATTGTTGGAATCTCGTCTAGCTCGGTAGTTGAACGACCAGCCGTTGCAAGAGCAATCGAATTGCTCATAAACTTTGCGTCAAGAGGTCCTTCAAACACTGTTACTGGACGACCCATATCAGCGTACATTAGACCAAACAGAGTTGATAGTTTATTAACGGCAATGACATCATCTCCTTCAACTGGAAATGGACGATTCATTTCTTCATACAATTTTTCAAGATCATACGTCAAATACTTTGATCGTGCATTCTTGCCTAATTGACGACTTTGACAACTTAAGATTTTGCCGTCAGGTGTCTTGTTTAGAATCCACAATCTTTTGCCCATATCTGAAAAAAGAAAGTCATCGATGTGACGATGTAACAATCTTCCTCTTAGATAGAACCATGCAAAATCGCCAGGTTGAATAGATTTGGCCTTAAAGAAGGCCTTGAAATCCTGTACGGGTATTGCAAGTTTTATTGCATTATTATAAACCGAATGCTGAAGAGTTTGAATGTCTTTAACGTCAATCTTCTTTTCCCTAATGTATTCGATGATTTGAACTGTTTCATCAGTTGAACCTGCTCGTAAACCATGATCCTTTAAGAATGTATTCAGATCAGTGTGATGACTACAATTATAACAGTGAAACTGAAGAGTATCCCAAAAAAGATTACCTCTCTTTTTGGTATGATCCTCTGTGGAATCCCCACAATAAGGACATGCCAGGTTCAAACGACCTGACATTTCCTTAATCATTTGTTTGGGAGAGGCAGAGTGGTTTTCTACAACCACCTGCTTCACCAAACTTCTGATTTTTTGCTTTAAATCTTCTGATAAATTAGATGTCGAGGTCATTCAAGAATGATTCCAAGTCATCATCATCGCTCACCTTAGCAGTGCTTCCTGCTGGTTCTGAAGATACATTATCCAAGTCGAACGCAGCTTCTACTTCAGGAGTATATGCTTTCTTTGCAACGGGAGCTGATTTTGAAGTCACAGCTGTCATTGCTTCGCTTGGGTTAACGTATTGACCAAGTACTGAATTTACAAAGTCACGTGTTTGATCGTCCCATACTTTGTATTCATATACTTCTAGCTTTGGAGCCTTATCCAATTCAGTCTTGATGGATGCCATCGCTTCCTTGGTACGTTCAGCTGCTTTACCATCTACGATAACTGCAGATCGAGAAGAAGAGAACTTAGACTTATCATAGTTGTTGTACTCGCCTTGGCGTGTAATAATCAACTCGAAGTTCTTACCTTCAAACAAGTCAAATACTTGAGTTGACTCGCCGAATGAAGGCTTCAATTCCTCATCAATCTTTTCTTTGATCTTGTAACCAAATTTGAAGATCATGTATTGACCTTCTAGCTCAGGACGTTGTGGATCCTTGATGATTTTAATGAGCGAATAGTACTGCTCACGGCGCTTTAGCTTTTCAGACATCTTGCGATCAACGGCTGAGTCTGATTTGCGAAGGCGAAAGAATGCATCCTGAATTGGACACTTTTCACCGACTGATGCAGGTGAATCGATCAAACGACCAGTGCCAGAGGCGTCAGTCATCCAATGGACATACTTGCGAACCAGTGATTTACGTGGGTTTTCAGGGTTTGGTACGAAGCGAATAAGTGCTTTGTAAGTACCGTCTTTACCGTCATCTGCGGTAGGTTTGTAGATAACCTCTTCTCGTGTGTTTGAGGCTGTCTCGTGTGTGTCTACGTCTGAGACACTCAGATTAAAAATGTCAAAATCTGCCATGTTTCCTTTAAAAATTGTTAAACTTAAATTATCCCGTTAATGTGTCTTTTAGAGAAACTTTAACAATACTTATATCTACAAACCTAAGTTTGTTTCATAAGCATAGAAATTACTTACTCCCGTTTGTCTCGTGTACCGTACCGTCAGGTGCATGATATCCCGTGTCGCTAATCTTGACATAACCTGTCTTAGCTATGAAGGCTTCTGCTTCATCTTGTGTGATTAGCTTATAATTGAGCATGCTGTCGACTATGTATAGCAGACGAAAGAACTCTACGGAAGTTAGTGTTTTCATATTCTATATATCCCGCCCGTAGAGATTTGTTTACACCAAACTTATTATCTGATTATATTTAATGGTCTCTGAAACAATCGGGCCCAGGAAGCATAGAAGGATTGGTTCTAATCCTGGGTTGAAGGTTGCAACGACAGTAAATACATTAAGAGGAAGGCAGCGTCAACCAAGTCATCTAAAGGTTTCACTAGTTTTTTCTCATCACGAAAGGGTTGACAAAAAGAATGAAATTCAGAGGACTGAAAGGAGTCACTGTCAACAAATGCTTTCCACATCGCTTCTTTGTTCATGTTACCTTTGCCAGCAAACTTCTTGATTGCGGTTGGAGCAATAACGTCAAGGTCTTCAACGATTAAGGTTTCAATCAATTTACATTTAAGGATTGATGCAGCTGCTTGAAGATCCAGTAGTGAATTGGTACCAAATCTAGAAGTACCATAAGAAGCACCCTCAAAATAAATCCTGTAAGGTTTAGATGGATCAGTGTGCTCAATGATCATTGCCATTAGATTTTCGGCAATGTTAATATGTCGATTAACTCTAGTGAGTTCGTGTTTAGAAATATCAGGTTCGTCTTGAAAAACAAGACTAACGTCCGATAGCTTGGCCATCTCTTGTTGAGCGGCTTTATCCTTCTTTGTAGATTTTGTAGAATTTAGGTATGAAATCCAATGAGGTTTCCCATCCTTTAAAACACAAACACCTGGAGAATTAATAGAAAAGTCGATTCCGACGTAGTTCATTAGAACATGTTTTTACCAAGACTTGCACCTAGAGCGGCGCCGACAAGTCTTGAAGTTAATAGATCGTACATCAAGCCCTTTTCAATACCAAGCGTCTTAGCCAGAAGTTTACCAACAGATTTACCAAGTGCAAAACCAGTTAGACCTCCTAAAATAGAACCCAGAACACCTTCATTCGTAAGTTCAACGTTAAACTTATCGATATCGTACGTACCGTCTTCGTTTTTATATTCAGCAAGAAATGCGTCAACAGCTGCGTCAACTCTTTCTTCGAGTTCGTCAGTCCATTCAGATTGCAATGACTCGTTAAGGGCATTCAATTCTGCCTCTGTAACGTTCTGTGCTTCAAGATATTCGATAAAAGTTCTCATACTCTATATATTAGTCTAATTCGTTAATCAAATTAAATTTGTTATAATAGAACCCACAATCAAACGTAGTGAATTCAGCAACATTCTGACTCATGTTTAATGATAGCTCATTGATACTGTTGTAAATTGGCTTCTCAAAAACGGCGCTCATCACATGAAGACCCTCCGAATCTAGGATCTGAAGTTTCAAATCGTCAGTATAAGATTCTTTATTGTCACGGTTATAATAGTACAATAGAGTGTCCGTCATAATCCAATAATTAATGAAACCATCAAGGAGTTGCATAGTTACAGTGAACTGCCTTGTGACTAGATTTTGAATTGGAATCAAACCACGCTTATAAGTAACGGTACCATCGTTAGGTGATTGTTCAACTGGATCGAAGGTTACACCTGGAATTGATATGCCTTGAATTGCATAGTTAATGTAATCAATAGGTTCAGTGATCAAGTTACCTGGCATCCTATTCAAATAAGGACGGTACTTATCAGCCACCTCCTTAGGAATGAAGTTTCTTGGAAACTTAAAGTTGTATAAATTACTACGTGAATTTAAGATCATATCACACTGTAAGTTCCGTGGTGAACTAATGTTTTAGTGCTACCATTCATAATAGAAATGGTGTATGTTACCGGGGCAGTTGATGCATTCTGCAACGACTTAGCAGTGGTAGCCTGATCTTGAGTTACTTTAAACATTACTTCTCCTTGGCTCAAATCAACATCATCATAATTCATTTGATTTTCTATAGTTGCTCCAGAAATATCTAGAATAACTTTATCAGCACCTTCAAGCGAGATTGCAATCAAACTATCTCCATCCTTCTTAGCAATTTTGAATTTGATGAAGTTATCGTATGGACTAAGCATGAGATTTGATTGACCATCTGCGAAATAAGTTATTTCTGAAGAGTCAATAACTTCATTATCTATTATAGTGACGTTAGTTGAACCCGTAACGATGTTCATTCTTTCAATAAATGTTGGAACGAATCTAACTTGTGTTTGAGGAAGAGCGTTTAAATTAGATGAAATCTCTCTACTTTCCAATACGTTTGGTAGAGTATTATAAATCTTGAACAATCTATTTGAGGAAGGTAGGTTAACCTTTCTTAGTGATTTGCCATACTTTCCAATCTCATAAGATGTGAATGAAGCTCTCTTAACAATTTGAGAATTATTCTTTTCATTATAAATTCTCAAAGTGTAGTCAATATTATATGCTACAGCATTAGAAGAGTTCTGAATTACTGGTCTAAATGGAATTGACTGATCAAAGTTTTCTGCTTGAACAATTGACATCTCATACGTCTTATCAAAGAAAGATGCAATCTGCTCATAAACTGAAATGTCATGGAAAACAGTGATGTCATCTCCTTGAGTTTGAATTCTACCATTAATGTAATTATCAAACTCAACAATTGAACCGTTAATTGCACCGTACATTTCAAAGTAATCTCCATCAGAAGCTGGTTGTAGTACTGCCGTTATATTAGCATACTCATCTTCTCTAGAAAGAGTTAGAGTTACTTCTTCGCCCGTGTTAATGTAATCGAATCCTGTTGAAGTTTCAAATGAATCGATTAACTTATATGTAATCTCATAGTTAGCTGTAGGATCTACTGCATCAGCCCCAGTTCCAAAGAACCAATTCGCAAAACCAGGATCCATATTAACTAGTGATGGAATCTTAACCTCAATGAACTTTGAGTAAAGTGTTTCACCAATAATAAATGGCTTTGGGTTTTGAATCTCAAATGAAGATGAATTCAAATAAACGATTGAAGTAAAATATGATCTAACTCCAGAAACTCTAGGCGCTGCAACTTGGAAAAGGAAACCCTGGTACCCTCTGGCAGCGAATGAATAACCCGATTTAAGGTGAAGTCTTACTGTATCGTATGTAATTGTATTAGATGGAATATCTACTGCATCTGCTTGGTCAATAGTGGTTGAATCATCACCTGTCCAATCAACGTTATTATCAATGTAATTGTTAGTTGAATCTAGTAAAGCGTATTTTGAACCAGCTGTATCTGCCGAAACTGCTTGGTATCTTTCAACTTGACCAACTCCGGTTTTAATATCATTACCTGTTTCCTCATCGGCCGTTGCGTACAAAGGATTTGCGGTATTTTGAACAGTGATTTTACCACCGATGAAATCATCGTATGTGTATTGATAGATTCCATTCACAGTTGGCGTGAATGTTAGAACTGAACCTAAAAGAATGGCTGAACCGCCACCTGAAATAGTGAATAGCGTAGGATCTGCTAATGTTGCTAGGTTAAACTTATACGTCTTACCATTTTCGAGCGTTAATGGTCTAGCTGCGAAGTTTTCAACTAATACATAAGCACCTGATGTCGTAATATCAAAGTTAACAACATTAGAACCTAACTCGTGAATCAAATGACGAGTACCTGATATAGAAGTAGTAGTATTTAATGCCTTAACATGAGAACCATTATCATCAATTTCAATCTGATAGTTCGCAATAGTGGCGACAGTTTGATCGTGATAAATGAACTCTAATAGAACATCCTGATCTAATCTAGCGTATTTTGATGATTGTGCCATTTACTTTTTAATTTCTTTAGAACTGTAGCCATTTAGGTGACCAGCCCAACATAATACCAACGGTTGGAGTTACTGCAAGTCCAGTGGTACCGTTAGGAACAACTCCTAATCCGATTCCTGCACTTATGTTCCATCTACTTTTCTTTTGGTATGTATTCAAATCTTTATTTACAAGTTCAATTCCTTGAATATCGAAATTGTCAAATGGATATTTTGTAGCAAGCTTTAGAGACTTAACGCCTTTAATATCTTCAACGGCCATCCATAATCTGATGCTTTGGTCAAGTGTGATAGTACCATTGACGGTTGAATCTTGAATCTTTCCAGTTACTTTTATATTTCTATAACTTCCATCTCCATAGTCCTGATTATCAGATAAGATAAATGTTGAATCTGGCATTAGAGTTCCGTTAGCTAAAATACTATCTTTATCTCTTAATTCAGCTCTCAATAAAGAGTTAACATTCTTAAGATTTCTATTAAGGCTTAAAGATGAAACATAATCCTTGGTTAGCTTTGCATTAGCATTCTTTAATCCTTCAGCTGAGATTTGATAAGTTTTGATTTCAGCCTCCAAGAATCCTTTTCTATTCTTATAAACTTCAACAGTATCGTTAGCTGCTGCAATGTTAGCGTTAGACGCGTTTAATTCAACTGTGATTTCATCAATCTTTTGATTAAGCGTAGCGTTGCGGCTGCATTGTCCAAGCAGAAGAAGAACAACAATCACCAATCCGATGAAAGTTAAATTGTCTCTATTAAAGTCAAACTTAATCATCTTAATTA